TACTGCAGTATCAGCAGCCCTCGGTATGTATATGGCAGGGCACACAGATGCCAAGTCTATCGGTTTGGCAGCACTCGGTGCAGTCGCAGGTCCTCTACTTCGTGCATTGAACCCAAAGGATGCATCCTTCGGTATCGGCGCATCTAAGTAATAATCTAGAAACTAGGTGGTCAGCACACGCTGGCCACCTTTTTTCGTCTATACTGGGCGTCTAAGAAAGATGAGGACCTATGGCTATTAAATGTGCTAACTGTGAAAAGTCTGCTGACTACACAACCGCTGACCCAGGAGTCAACCCTGTAGATTACTGCGCTGCCTGCCTTCCAACGTGGTTGCGTGACCGCGCATCTGCTGGTCACTTCCCTCTTGTTGAGCCAACACCAAAGGCAAAAGAGAAGACTACTAAGAGCCCAGAATGAGAGTGACTCGGGTTAATGCGGTGCAAGTGCACCCATTCCCAGACAAGGTTGAATCTCCACAAGGACCATTTCCTAGAGAAATGTTCCGTGAGCCTGAGATAGTTTCAGATTACGAGCCACAGTTTAACGAAGATGGTTATGGCTTTGAGCCTGGCTCTACTGCTCAAAATAACTTTAGACCGCCACGCGTATTACGCTGCGGCTCTTGCTTGGCACGAGTCAAGGAAGATGAGACTGCTTTACACGTTTGTGAGGAATAATGGGCGGAAAAGGTAAGGGCTACAAATCAGCTAACTATTACAAGAGTACGGCTAGTCAAAGAGAAGACGCCGCTAACCGCAGGCTTAACTTAGTAGAAGCAGCAAAAGAAAAAGTTGGAGTACCCACTAGGTGGGAAGTTATGACTCCTATAGAGCCCGAGCCTGTACAAACGGAAGAAAGTACTGTAGAAGTTTGGTCAGATACCCCAAGAACTGCGCCAACCATTAATCCCCCTCGCCCAAGAGCGCTAAAAATTGCTTACAGCGAAGATGCTCAAAAACTTGTTGTTCGTTTTAGAGACGGCACTTGGTGGGAGTACAACGAGATCCCTGTAGACATGTGGAACGACCTAAAAGTCAGTAACTCAACAGGACGCTACCTTGCAGGTTCTGGACTAGACCAACACGACAATATGGGGCCTTTTAACCCTAATGATATGCCACCAGAGATTAGGGTATTATTTAACGCCTAATGAGAACATTCGGACCACTATACGTTGGAACTTTAGAGTATTACCACAAGAGGTTTCTACCTATCTTAGAGATCGGCTCTACCCAAGAAACAGAGGGCAGATACCGTAAAGGTAAGTGCTTGGTTTTTAGGGTGCCTTTTAGGAAGCCTGGTTATTACTTTGGCATTTTTTACAAGAACCTCTTTACAGGGTACCCTGACGAAGATGAGATCGACCAGATGCTATTTGAAGCTATGAGATCCCGTATAGCATGGACACCAGAGGACGGATATTACGATGAGACTTTCTAAATCAAAACAGCCATGGACTAAGCCTTTTTCTGAAAAAATAGCTAAGAGAGTTTCTAAGATCCCCACCTCAGAGCTAGAGATGTGGATTGACCAATCACTGTACGAAATTGGGCGCTGTATGTCCCTCTATGCAAAAAACAGAGATATGCATTACTTAGAAGAAGCCTTGACTGGATCAGAGGCTCTGCACGCTGTTATTGACCAACTACATTCTCGCACCACGCCGCTTAAGTGATCGTCGATTTGTCGACAATTAGTGTATGCTAAGCCTTGCCTCTATCTTCTCCCGTTGGCATCGGTAAGCCTGGGTTTAACACCCAGGCTTTCCTTTTTACAATAAACTAAGGTTGATATGACTGAGCAAGAGTTCTTTGATGAAGATGAAGAGTTAGAGCTTGAAGACGACCTCCTTATAGAGGAAGAAGAAGAAGAGCTTGATGAACTCTCTAAAGAGTTTGTCCAAAAAGTAATTGATCGCTGTATCCAGTTTATGGATATGCTCGTAGGGCACCCGCTTCACCCCTATCAGCTTCCCCTAGCACGCCGCATCATTGAGTCGGTACTTATTAATGATGGTGAAGAAGTCACAGCCTTAGCTGCTCGTCAGTCGGGTAAATCAGAGACCATTGCCAATACTGTGGCTACCCTTATGGTGCTGCTCCCACGCCTAGCAAAGATGTACCCAGACCTTCTTGGTAAGTTTAAAGACGGCATCTGGATCGGTATGTTTGCCCCTGTTGAGGGCCAGGTAGAAACTCTCTTTGGTCGTACAGTAAACCGCCTTACCTCTGAGCGTGCACTTGAGATCCTTGGTGATCCTGAGATCGATGACTCACTAGGAAAAGTTGCTGGCGTAACTCGACAGATTAAGCTCAAGAATTCGGGCTCATCTTTAATTATGATGACCGCTAACCCACGGGCAAAGATTGAATCTAAGTCCTTCCATCTCATCGTTATTGATGAGTGTCAAGAGGCAGATGACTTTGTAGTCTCTAAGTCCATCTCTCCTATGCTTGCGTACTACTCGGGTACCATGGTTAAAACAGGCACACCAACTACACACAAGAACAACTTCTATCGGTCTATTCAGTTGAACAAGCGTAGACAAACGGGCGCTAAATCTAGACAAAACCATTTTCAGTGGGACTACCGCGATGTCTCTAAGTACAACGCTAACTATGGAAAGTTCATTAAGAAAGAGATGCTTCGTATTGGTGAAGACTCTGATGAGTTCCAGATGTCGTATTGCTGTAAGTGGTTGCTTGATAGAGGTATGTTCGTTACCTCTAACGTTCTTGATGAGCTAGGAGACACTTCACAGGAAGTCGTTAAAGCTTGGCACCGTACACCTGTTGTTGTTGGTATTGACCCAGCCCGTAAGATCGACTCTACAGTTGTAACAATTGTGTGGGTTGACTGGGATAGGCCAGATGAGTTTGGTTACTTCGATCACAGAATCCTTAATTGGTTAGAGATCCAAGGAGATGATTGGGAAGACCAGTACTTCCAAATTGTTCAGTTCCTTTCTAACTACGATGTGCTTGCAGTAGGGGTGGATGCAAACGGTGTGGGTGACGCAGTTGCTCAACGCCTTAAGATCCTTCTACCAAGAGCTGAAGTACATTCACTTGGTAGCAGTCAGTCTGAGCAATCTAAGCGCTGGAAGCACCTTAAAGCGCTTATTGATCGCCGTATGGTTGGGTGGCCTGCACACGCAAAAACGCGCCGTTTACGTACATGGAAGCGTTTCTACCAGCAGATGTCTGACCTAGAGACAAAGTTCCAAGGCCCTAACTTCTTGGCACATGCCCCTGATGAAGCTCATGCACACGACGATTTTGCAGACTCTTTGGCTATTGCGTGTTGTTTAACTATGGACTTAACGATGCCATCTGTAGAAGTTTCCTCTTCACCGTTCTTCCGCTAACCTGTAAAAATTTTGGGCTTTAGGGACATTTCGCCCCTATAAAGCGAGAGACTATGTAATAGGAAAAAGGCCTTTTCCCTTACTATCCATTGGAGTCATAATGACAATTGCACCATCACCTCACGTTCCTGAAAAGTTCGGTCCTGTCTACGACCGCAAGATGTCCCCAGCAACACCAGGGCAGCGCGGACCACTTCGTTTTGAAGAAGGAATCGCAACAGACACAGACGTCCCACAAGAATTCACAAAGGGCGCTATGCAGGGATACATGCCTGCACCAGGTCGTCCAAACCGTAATGCAAACGTATTTGAGAAGCCAGCTGAAGAGACAATGCGTGAGCGTGCTCACGTCGGTTCTGCAGCATGGGTAGAAGCACCAAACACTCTCTCAGAGTTTGCTAAGGGTGGATTTGCTGACCACGGTGACAACCGTATTGAAGAAGTTGTCCGCAGCGGATCACATCAGCAGCGCCTTAACCCAGCAGTAGTACAAGACTAATTTCACTCTCGTATCCCTGCCTCTCTTCCACGGGGCAGGGCTTCGAGATTTCTAAGGAGTAATTGTGGCCCTCATTAGAGGTAGAGAAGTAAAAGAAGCGCCAACACAAACTCCTGCCAATCCAAAGCTCTATAACATGATTACCATGCAAGCAGGCGCAAGATTTTCCAAAAACTCTCCTGCTAAGGCACACTGGATTCATGCCAAGTACACTCAAATGGGCGGACAATTTGTTAAGTCCAAAAAGGATGTAGACCCTCGTATGCGGGACTACGTTCAAGAAGCCAAAGATAAAAAAGAAGAAGAGCAGAAGAAAAGAATTACAAAACCTGTGGTTGGAAAACCTATGGTTTATGAGGCAAAACGCTAATAACCATTTACAGATTTGTCGATAATTGTGTTAAGGTTAGCCATATGTTTTGGGAGGGAAGTAAGTTGCTCGTAACTGAGAACAAGCGCACCGCACCTTCTTTGCTATCCCCAGGCAGCGTATTTGGTCGCCTTACAGCTACTTCAGAGTATGAGATGCGCTCACGACCAGACGGTCGTAATCGAGCCTATCAAAAGTTTAACTGCGAATGCGGTAATTCTGTATTCCTCGTTGGTTACTCTGTTAAATCAGGCAACACATCATCCTGCGGATGCCTTCATAAAGAGCAAATTAGCGCAATGATGAAGACCCACGGGTTGTCTAAAACATCTGCTTATCGTGTTGGTCTTAACAAAGCACGACGAGCATATAAAAGAGCATCTTTAGTGACAGACAATTTAGAAAAAGTTACTCTTGCTACCCATACTGAGATACTTAAAGAGTACAACAATACTTGTTGGATATGTGAGGATGTCATAGACACGGTAAGTTGGGACCACGTTAAGCCTTTATCAAAAGGCGGCGGCCACATCCGTACAAATTTGCGTCCAACTCATATTGAGTGTAATAGCCGTAAATCAAACAAATGGCCCTTTACTAATGAAATGAAAACTAAAATTGCTAACGATGTACGGGCATTACGTACTCCCCAGGCTTTGCCTGTCACTGACGGGGAGGAGGTGAGCGCATAATGTCATCAATTGATTTTTCACCACCATCCTACCGCGCAGCATCGTCGGATTTAACAATATCAATTAGTCCCCTTGGCCTAGTAGAACTAGCAGACGAGGAATTCGAGGTTCACGGACCTAGACTAAATAGATACTCGTTAAATTGGGCGATGTATTAGTTACCTTGGTCACCACTATTCTTACCGCCGACAAGTAGGCGAATCACAGATCGCGCTTAATTACTACCGCGCATTTACTGATTTCGTTATTAACTTCACCTTCGGTAAAGGGGTATCCTTCCGTTCCCCAAAAGAAACGGAAGCTATTGTTCCAGACCTGCTTGAGCGTGTTTGGGAAGTAGACAACAACAAAGCTACAGTTCTTTGGGAAATTGGGCAACAAGGGTCTGTATCAGGAGACTGCTTTATTAAGGTTGCTTATGAAGAAGCTTATAAGGATACTGCTGGCCGTACTCATCCTGGACGTGTTCGTGTCCTACCTCTCAATTCATCTTTCGCCTTTCCCGAATTTCATCCTCACGACCGTGAGCGTCTTATTCGTTTTAAGCTCAAGTATCGCTTCTGGGGTACGTCGTTGGAAGGAACGCGTCAGGTCTTCACGTACACCGAAATCTTAACGGATGACATGATTGAGGAATACATCAATGATGAACTTATTGACTCTCGCCCTAATCCGCTTGGCACTATTCCTGTTGTACACATTCCGAACGTTCGTATCAGTGGTTCTCCTTGGGGCCTATCTGATTGCAACGACATTATTAACATTAACCGTACTTATAACGAAACTGCTACTGACATTGCCGACATTGTTAATTATCACGCTGCGCCAGTCACAGTTATCATTGGAGCAAAAGCGTCGCAGCTAGAAAA